TGTGCTGCTTGTTGAGCAGACTGCTGTGCTTGTTGAAATCCAGCGGAACGAAGTGCGGAGCCTGTCCTAGCCTGTTGTTCCATTACATTGCGTCCTAGCTCGGCCTCCGCAACTGCTTGTCTTGAACCGCCAAATGCCCCTGACCTTGCGGCCTGTGTTCCTATTTGTTGTCTTGCAATGTCTCCCTGTCTTGCAATGTCCTGATACTGCTGTTGAATTACATCTTCAGTGAATGGATCCATGAATTCTTGATAGGACGAAGGAGTATATCCTGCACCTTGTGCATCCATAATTCCCTGAGATACTGCCCCCGCACCACCTGCTAGGAAAGGTTGGAAAGAACCAATACCTGACATACCCGCTTCAATAGCCGCACGTTGCTGTGGAGATAACCCAGCAATTTGCGTAGGTGCGAATGGCATTGAAGTGCCTTCGCCTAGTGTCTGTGCTTGTGTTAATAGATTTGCAAGAAATTCTTCCTGATACTTTGGAAGTCTTGCTGTTTGTTCTACTCTTTGTACAGCCATTATGCTACCGCCTCTAAATCTGCCATCATGTCATACAATCTGGCTGCTCCTATATCTCTATCTCCACCACCTGCACCGTTAACTGCCTTTGCAGTTATAACGAACTCTCCGTCTGATAGCCTAGCTGGAACTGAGTCCGAGGTCCCTGTTCCAGGGCCCGTCACTTCACCGCCACCGATATGCTCACCACCATCTTTGTAACCATATCTCTGTCTTACTATATCATCATAAGTAAATTCTGGCGACTGTATTCTTGCTTGCTCTGCTCTATATGCTGCTAACTGTTGAGGGTCGTTAACTTCATATACTTCCCCTGTCAGTGGTCCACTGACCGTGCCAAACGCTTCACCTTCAGGTTGTGGTCTTGCTGGGCCTAAATTGTCCTCTTCTTTTTCACCTGATGCTAACGCACCAAGTAAGGATGCACCGAGGGCCAGGGACCCAAGACCTAGTTTAGGTGATGACACAGGTGTTTCCCCAGAGCCAATACCAAAAAAAGAAGCTGTTTTTGGTTGAGGCATGACGTTCTCACCCCCAACAATTACTTCTCGTCCAGGGATAAATCTAGCGATACCTTCAGCACCTTTAGGTGCCTGTGTAATTCCAAGAAACTTTTGACCTGCGTACCCTACAGCACCACCGATTGCGGCATTCTTCATCGCATCTTCAATGTCTCTGCCTTGAGCAAGAGTGCCGATACCCGAACCAAAAGCCGCACCAATCGGACCGCCAAGAGCCATACCGACTGTGCCGCCAATTGTTGGAAGTGCTTCGCTAACCGCGTCTTTGAATTTAGAAAATAATCCCATTATGTCACTATCTTAACTGTTCCTGAGTCATTATACAATGCTCCTGTTTCAAGTCCAGAAGGAGATATAGGTAAGTCAGTGAGAGTTATTTTAGTACCCCTTAACTCACCTGGGTTATTTAGTTGTATCACAAGTTGAGACAAACTGCGAACCATATCATCAAAATACGTTCTATCGTACTCTTCGGGCGGTACAGAAAACTGTGGTGGTACTAATTCTCTACTCATCTTCTGCCATCTGTTTTAACATCTACACGATTCGAGCCTAGTCTCCAAGCAACACCAGAACCACTACTTTGAACTTTAATACCAAAAGAGCGACCTCTAACACGAGAGTTTTTCTGTTCAGTGGTGCTACTAACAGTAAAAGCATCGTTTGTTGTAAACCCTGTTCCGGGATATCTCTGTCCTTTTAACGTATAAGTAGCTTCTTTTGTTGCACCCGTAGTAGAACTTGAAAAATCAATATCAGGAATAAATCTACGAATTAAAGCAAACTGTTCTCCATCTGATATATCTATAGGGCTAGAGTCAATGAATGCGGTCAAAGCTAAGTCGTCTGCGTTATTACCAACCTCGTGTCTATACAAAGTGGAGGCTGAAACAGAGTCAGATTCATTTGTGGCGGCAAAAGGATATTCATATATACCTCTGTCTAACCAAGCAGACCTAGCTAAGTTGCCATAATACCAAACTTTTTCCTCGTAGTTATAAATTACATATCTGTCGTTTTCTCCAGTATTTCCTGAAGCAGACGGGTAAAACCAAACAACCTCCCCGTAAGCAGTATTTAAACCAGCTATTACTTTTTCACTGTTGGTAGTATCAAAATCTTCAAACACATAGTCTTTCACTGTGCAAGGTATAGGTTGAACGCGCCCATCATATAAGTAAAAACGATCCACACCCATCCAAAAAACTGTATCATTGTTTGCTATGGCAGCATTGGTGTTTCTTATCGTAATGTTTCCAGACACCTGAGAAATACCGAATGTAAAAGGTGCGCCAATAAACTGCAAAGAATGCACACTTGTGTCTGTTATGACTATAATTTCTCGCCTTGTTTCAATAGCTGCTACAATTTCAGAGCCAGACCCAACCCTTAAATCTCCTGCGGTATTTGTTGATGTAGGAAACCAATCAAAGGGATCTTCCTGACTACTAAAACGAATTAAAAGTGGGTCTAAGGTAGTGCTGCCAATAGGCGTTGTGCCAAATACTATAACGTGTCTATCTCTATCTGAAACTAAAACATTTCTGTTTGCAGTGGGTGCATCAGACGTTCTAGTTAAAAAAGGAAAAGCTCTGTCGGTTAAACCAGTAGTTTTGTCCCAATAATACAGTTGTCCATTTTTAGGAAGTAAGATCAAATCTTCTCCAAAGTTATCCTGTTTCCAAATTCTTAAACCCTCATCAAGCGTAATGGCATCACTAGCTGCTAGACCCCAACCTCCTGCGCCCCAAGTATCTGCACCCCAACCTGTTCCAAGTAATTGAGAGACACTGCCCTTGTTAAGTAGATAGTCTGCATCACTTGTTCCAGAAGCCACCAAATCAAATCCAGCATTGGAAGAAAGTGTAACTGTGTAATCATTTACTCCAAGAACTGTCATAACAAACTCTCCTGTTAAAAGAGTTACTAAAGAATCATATGAAGAGCTTGACCCAAAGGTTACGTTTGAAAAGATAACACTACTTCCTGTAACGGCTCCATGTGCTACATGAGATACTGTTACAGTAGTGCTAGTAGAGGTGGTAGCAAAAGATATTAAACCTGTTACGGAGGTTTGTGACGCTATAACAGTTCCTAAACCACTTGTACCAGAGGAACCTGTTACAGAAAAAGATATGTCAGCCATATTTAATCTCCTACTGGAACAACTGGATTTTCTTGTGTGATCACGTCCCCTCCAAAACTAACATCTCCAACTAAACCAGTACCAAATAATGGGGCTCCTGCTCCAAATGAAACTGAAACGAGTCCTAAAGAAGTAGTTGCTGAAACACCTGTTGTTTCGATAGTTGTGCTAACTGGAAGAAACACTGTTGCCGTCCCTATTCCAGTGGTCGAGGCTACTCCAGTAACACTAAACGGCTGTCGGACCGTGAGCCTAACAGGTGTTATATCGTTAAAAGATCCCCCTGACTCAATATAATATTTTTGGCTTGTGCCAATAGCTAAGTATCTGTCCCCAGCTAAAGTAACCCAAGCATGTAACGATCTTGGGGTTCCAAGATAAGTGCTGGTGGTGTATTTATCCCAACCACCTATTTTTTCTGGAAAACCAAACCTAAACCTAATTTTGTCGCCATCAACCCAACCCCCTTCGTTAGAATAAGAAGTTATCTCTTTATTTATTCCGGGTCTAAACTGTAGTTTAGTTAAAGGCATATTTACTGTGTTCCTGCGGTGCTAGGATTTAAAGAACGACCAATTTCATACATATTTGTGCCATCGCTTAAAAATACTAATATACTTCTATTGTTAGCCGTAGCATTTACTGTAGGTATACTGCCATTAAATTTGTACACACTATCGTAATTTAAAGTACGACCACCCGTTCCATCTTGTATAATAGTTAAAACATAAACAGCCCCTGCCACTTGATTAGTAGCTTGGCCCAGTGTTCTGTTACCAGCTAATGTAACTTTTGCAACTTGATTAGAGCTTGCATCCCAAGAAATCGTGCTTGCATCTGTTAGAGTAGTTTCATTGAAATTCTGCGTTTTAGTAAATTCTTGGGCTGTTGCCAGCAAAGCAGGCGTTTGACTGTTAAGCGTTCCTGTAATTGTTAAGTTGCGTATACCGCTAGTATCCTTATTGCTATCTACAACAACTGCTTTAGAAGCAGCTACCGTTCCTGCGGTTGTATCCACAAAGTTTAGCTCTGCTGTTGTAGCGGTCACACCATCCAGTTTATTTATTTCTGCGGT